TAGGCCTTTCGGCTTTGGTGTCTAAGCATCTTGTTCACGCAACACCAAAACCGAATGAGATTGCATCTTAGCGCATGGCTGGCGCAGTGTCAAGCCACAGTCACCACAATTTCAACGAACCCGCCAATGCGGTCGTCCGCCTTGCTGATCTCCATAGACCACTTGGAGTCATCAACCCCGATCACGTCACACAATCCGTCCAAGCCTGCTTTGCAGCTTGCCAACAGGTTGTCCAAGTCGCGCGCTCGGCAATTCGGGGGGACGAAGGTGATTTTCAGGTGCAGCCGCTCGGCGTCTATGCGTGTCAGGCCTTGCGACTTGGCTTGCCAAGCCCATAGCGTCCGGTAAGCCTTTTTTGCCCGCGCCTTGATGGCCCAATGACCGCGAGCGTTCGGCGACAGGTCAGAAGTCGGCCACGGCAGGATGACTCTCATTTGATGCGCTTCCAGTCGTAGACAACACCGGCCACCAGCAAGACCGCCATCATGACGAGTGCTACCGCGTCATCCATACGCGGGGCGGCAAGCGCCAAGCATCCAAGATAGCAAGTATCAGCTTTGATCATTTTGCACCCGCTTTCAAATTGGCTTCGATCCATGCCTCGCCACTGCCTGCATGCTTGCAGCCTTGGCAAAAGCGATCCGACAGGCTGCGGTCGTAGCGGCACTCGCGCGACATGCGAAACGGCCAGGATGCACCGCCCTGGCTGTGCTCGACCGTCTCGCGGTACGGCGGCCGATTAAAACAGCCGTAGCGGTGCTCAGAACCCACCGAGCTACCCATCCCTACCTCGACCTCAGCGACCGGCATAGCGGGCCTCCTGGGCGGCTTGGTGGGCTTTTTGGCGCTGGCCCAGTAGCTCGGCAGCGTCATGGGCTGCTTTTGCCTCCAATGCCTCGCATACCTTGACCTCATCCCGCGTGACCGCTTGCCGCCGTGCGTCGCCATGCAACCGCGCCTCGCCGTACAGCGACGCATAGGCCACCAGGTCATCAATGCTGTCTCGGTGCGGCGTCTCGCGGCTCTGGTCGCGCACCATCTTCAGGATCGCCATGAGCAGGAATCCTTCAGCTTCGGTCAGGTGGTATCCGGCAATGGCGTTGAAAGCCGTCACAGTGGCCTGCATGCTGCGCTCGCCGCTGCGTTGATCGTACTGCTTGCCGCGCTCGTCCATCAGGTCGGCTGCGCGGTGCAGGAGGTCTTGCGCCTTGGTGGGGCGCGCTTGGTCTTTGGCTTGGTTGGTGGTCATCATTTTGAGTCGGTGGTGGGGTTGATGTTGAGCCATGAGGTCATGGCGTTGCGGGCTTCCACTCGCCCACCTATCCATTATGCCCTCATGAGAAGCTGGGTGGGCGGATCGTCGTGGGCGTCTTGCCCGCCCGACTGGTCACAAGTGGATCAAATTTGAATATTACTCCCCATTTTTACAAGTAGTGCAAGATTCAAAACGTAAAAACCTTTTGAAATCATGCACTTAGCTGGCATTTTTGAATATTGCACCATTGCACGGGGGTAGATATACAAATTAAGACAAGTTGATATTTCCATGGATGGGGACAAAACACGGTGCAACAGTGCAATATTCGAGAAAACAGACCCTGTTACACCCCTATATATAGAATATATATAGAAAATATATATAGAAATCAATAACTTACGTTGTCTCTCCCTGTGTTACATTTTGTTACAAACCACCTCGAATATTGCACCGGCTTCGGTGCAATATTGGTGCAATGGTGCAATATTCGACGCAGGCAGGCGCAAAAAAACCGCCCGTAGGCGGTTTTGCTACTGGGCGAACTGGTTACGCCAGCTTCAAAAACTCGGCGGTCTTGCGTCCCACCTTACGCTGCTCGACTGCGATCTTGCCGGCCATGACAAGCTGGTCAATCAGATCCTGACAGCCCGCACCATTGGTCTTCAGTGCCCTGTTGACTTTGAATCGCGCCAGCCACTCCGTCTCAGACAGCATGGCCAGCACCCTCTGGGTGTCCTTCCCCGTGTCCGTCTCGTCGTTGGCGCGCGCATAGCGGATCTTGAGTGCCGTGTCATCGGCAGCTAGGGCGAACCCGTACAGGACGTGCTCAGCGGTGCGATGCCCTCCGTCAGCCATCCCGAGGATGAGGCTGATCTTGCTGCACATCTCCCAACTGCGGCGCGTAATGGCCTCCATCCCTGTATGACTCCTGTGCAGCTCACCCAACTTCCAAAAATGCTCATAAGCGGCCTCCAGCAGCTCAGACGCCTCAGCGCTTGTCGTTACATCAACAAAATCTCCGCAGCGCTCCACGCGCCCCCCGGGCGGCTCGCTGTGCCCCCCGTGGTGCAAGGACTGCAGACGCATCACGATTGAGTCGTCTAGCTCGACTTTCGAGAATCCTTCTTTTTTGCGCGGGTTTGTGTTGTCTTCTCGCAGCACCAAGGCGCGCGCCACGAAGCCGTTTTTCACGTTGTCTGGCGTTATCGTCGCATCGAACGTGTCAGGCGTCGTGGTGCCCATTAGGCTTAGGAATGGCTCCAAAATCCCTTGGTCGGCGTCTTGGATCGACTTCAGCGAGCGCGCGATTTCTACCTCGATCTCAGCCGCCTTGCCGTCCCCCGTGTCGAGGCGCTTGTAGAGCTTGGCCACCTCGTCTTTGAGCTTCGTTTTGATTTCCTCTTTCAAGTCGCCGGTGATTGTCAGGATTCCAGTGGACTTGGAGTAGATTTCCATCAGGGCACCGATCACGCCAGTCAGATAGATGGCGCCGCCGCTCTTGCTGGCCTGCGTGATCTTTTGCAGCATAATGCCGATCTCGTCGATCAGGTAGTATGCCGCCTGGTGGCGAAGCAGGTTGCGGTAGATTTCCTGCTCCGACTTTATCTTTCCGTGCATGGCTTGAGAGACATTGACGCGTGAGAAAAGCTTCGTCACAGCCTGAAAAACGCTTTCTTTTCCAGTTCCTGACCCAGCGACGCTGAAGATCATCATGTTCAGACCCATTCCGTCCCTGGCGTCCCGGTGTCGCATCCCACCCAGGCACGACAGCACATAGAGCGCTGCGCCAGCGGATATAGTAGGCGTCGGATAGAGGCACTGACCCTCAATCCAGTGGTACAGCCGGCCAGCGAAACCAGGCAGATCCCACGGCTTGATTCCTCGCGCGCGCTCTAGGATGCTTGCACCAGTCGCCGGCTGATCATCCTCCGCAAACACTGGGTCAGGCTCAAACGTCATCGACTCAACATACCCGCCAGATTTTGCGTGCATCAACAGTGTGCCGACCGTTACCACGGATTTGGACTTTCCAAAGCCGTGCCAGCGATAGTCAAGCGCGCCGGCATCGTAGCGTGTTGCATCCCTAGCGCTCATGGCGTCCCACAGGCGCAAACCTTCTTCGCTGCCGCCTGTGGTGTGATGCAGCGCCATTCCGCACTCGATCCACTGCTCATAGGTCAGCTTATCGACCTGCACCGCATCGGCTATGACCGACAGCTCGCTTGCCTTGACCTCGCGCACCACACCGTTTACCACACCCGCATAGCTGTTGGCCTGCGCCAGCTTTTGCAGCAGTGCAGCTGGTGCGTTTGCTGTGTCGGATGGGTCCCCGCGCAGCAGCTCATAGTCGCGCCCGCTGGCGTGTGGAGAGCCGTACCCCACAACAAAACCGCTCGTCTTAAAGTCCAGCCCAGGATATTCCTGCAGATTCTGCCGGTAGTTTGTGCCGTCCTGCGGCAGCTTGAAATAGTAGTGCGCCGACTGCCCACCTGATCCAGTGCGCACCACGAAGCGAGCGGCATCCCGAACCGCGACGCCCAGCGCGCGCTCCAGCCGCTGGATTGACTCGTGCCCCCCGTTGCGCTCGTCCACATCAACCACCAGCCAGCCCGTCACCAGCACGCCCAAAGCCGGGTAAAGCTGCCCCATCATCCGCATGGCCTCAATCTGCTCAGCATCCCACATCGGCGTATGCTGCCAAGCGCTGGCTACAGGGTGCTTGCCTACTGCTTTGCACTCGACGTGTCCGCACCCGCAGCCCAGCGCATGGCCCGGAAGCTCTAGAATTCGGTGCAGCGGCATGACGCGAAAACCCGCCGCCATGTAGCGCGCGTAAGGCAACGCGGCCTCCTGTTCAGGTGTTAGCGCCTCTTCGTCGAAGTCCTCGTCATTGCTCCACATGCGTCACCCCCTCGTTATCATTGCTGTCTTGTGCGCGGCAGTCATCAACTGGCAGCCTCCCGCCTGACTTGACGTGGATTTCATACTGCTTGCCGATAGGCGGGTACTCGCCCCACGTGTAGATGCTCTGTGGCCAGATGCGCAGGGTGTGCGCTAGTCGCGCCACCCCTCCAAAATATCCGATGGCCTGCTTGGTCTTCATGATTCAGCTCCTTGCGTTGGTTGCCCGCATTGTAGCAAAAGAAATTTTGTCATGTTTTGTTGTTGCTGTAGGTTTTTCGCGCTATAGTTGAGGCACCGCAGCACGAAGCGCGGCAACAAGAAGGAGAAAGAAGATGAGCTTCCTAGCCAAGGCCAAAAAACCAGGCGACAACCCAGCGCCGCCCATGATCACTGTTGTGTCCAGCCCCGGCGCTGGCAAGACCAGTTTTGCAGGCATGTTCCCGCAGGTACTGTTCGTCCAGGCTGAGAGCGCCGGCACAGTCTTTGAGACGTGGGCTGATGACGTGCAACCAACCATGCTTCCCGAGCTGCCTAAGGCCAGCAAGGATGACACCGGAAACGTGCGCGGCAGCACATACGGCACACTGATGGAGCAGCTGCGCGAAGTGGCTACCGCCGAGCACGATTACAAAACGCTGGTGATTGACACCGTGACGGCGCTTAGCCGAAAACTGGAGCACGAGATCGCGCTTACCGATGGCGTGGCAACCGTGGCCGACGCGGCAGGAGGATTTCACAAGGGCTACTCTCAGCTTGCAAGCTGGCACAGCGAAATCATCTATGCCTGCGAGATGATCCGCAAGCGCCGCCAAATGGCAATCGTGTTCCTAGCACACGCTGGCATTGTCAAGATCAAAAACCGTCCCGACGAGGGCAGCGAGTACACGGTCTACGGCATCGACATGCACAAGGACAGCGCAAGCGCCTACATCAGCAACAGCGACGCCGTGGTTTACATCCGAAAGGAGGAGTTTATCCAAGGTGCCGAGAGTAATCGCAAAGGCCAGACTACGAAATTTGGTCGTGCCATGCAAACCGGCGACCGCGTGTTGATCACAAGCGGCGACGGCATGGTCGGATACGTAGCAGCCAAGAGTCGCTACCCGATGCCGGTAGAACTCCCGCTGCCGCAAGGTGAAAACCCGCTACTGCAATTCATCCCTTTTTTCAACAAGCCCGCATAAGGAGCGCGCACCATGTCATTTTTCACACAATCCAACGGCAAATCCGTTCAATCCACCGGCAGCTTCGAGAGCGGCGGCGGACTCGCTCCGATCCCAGAAGGGACCCAGGTTCTCGCCGTCATTGATGAGGCCAAGTGGGACACCTACCAAAACGAAAGCTTCGTCTCGTTGCGCTGGTCCATCGCCAAGCCGCAAGAGTACGCCAACCGAAAGATTTTCCAGAAGATCAAGGTCATGGATGCCGATGCATCCAAGCGCGACAAAGCGCTGATGATGCTGGCAGCCATCGATACCAACGCTGGCGGCAAGCTGCAGGCGGCCGGCGTGCAGCCCGATACGCAGGCACTCGCGGCCGCCCTGATGAATCGACCGATGGTCCTGAAGCTGGGCGTCTGGGAGCTGGATGACAAGTCTAAGTCCGGCAACTGGGTTTCCAAGGTGGCGCCACGCCCCCAAGCTGGGCAGGCTGCGCAAGCTGCACCGGCTCCCACTCCGAAGCCTCAACCCAAGCCGGCTCCGGCGGCTACCGATGATTTTGATGATGACATTCCATTCTGATCCTGCGGCGCGGTAATACACACGGCAGCCTAGGCTGCCATTTTTTAGGGAAAAACATGTTCGACCAACTCCAACGCACGGCAGACTGGCATGAGCAACGCAAAGGCCGCATCACAGGCTCCCAGGCCGGCGCTTTGCTTGGCCTGTCCCCGTACCAGACGCAAGCGCAAGCCATCCGCGCATGGGTCCGCAATGCCAATGGGGCAGAATCCGAGATTCTGGACAATCCTGCGTTTGCCTACGGACGCCAGCACGAGCGAGCCGCACAGCTCGCCATGATGCGCTATGCAAACATCACTATCAACGACTGCGGATTCCTGACGTATGAGGATTGGCTAGGCGCGAGCCCCGACGGCCTAACGGACGATGGCGGCATCGCCGAGACAAAGTGCCCGTTCTCGTGGCGATCCAATGCAACTCCTGAGCCGAAGCCGCTATCCGAGCTTCCGCACTACTACGCCCAGGTCCAGCTTGAGATTCTGTGTGCTGGAACGTCGCACGCCCACTTCTGCCAATACCGCCCACCCATCGGCGACCCGCTGCAGCACGACTATGAGCCGGAATTCCTGCGCTATGAACGGGTAGAGATTGACCATGACTGGCGCGCGCACTACCTGCCAGAGCTGCGCCGCATATGGGAAATGCTGCAAGCCGAACTCGACAACCCCGCCCATCTTGAGCCGCTGCGCGTGCAGCTCGATAGCCCAGAAGCGCTCCGCCTGGTGGAATACATCACCGAGCTTGACGCATCAATTGAGCAGGCGACAGCCGCGCGCACTGAAGCCCTAGAAGACCTTGTGAAGCTGGCCGATGGCAAGAATGCTGAGGCTTTCGGGCGCAAGCTGACGCTTGTCAAACGCACCGGAACCATTAGCTATGCAAAGGCACTCAGGGCGCTGGCGCCGGATGCCGACCTTGAGAAATGGCGCGGCAAGCCGTCCGAGTATTGGCAGATCAAATAAACAGCATACCAAACCAAGGAAACAAAATGACTGAACGCAACTGCACCAACATGACGCTAGTGTGGGATTCAGAATCTGGAGACGTGGCTCTTATCCCGTGGCCATGGTCTGCCCACAATGTTCAAAAATACGGCAGCTACTCATCGGGATTGGCGGATTACACGGCATTTCGCACAGCAACCGAGTCGCAGAGAAAAACCAGGCTGTTCATTGAATTT